CTGAATGAATTGATGGCTTTGGTACAGTTCGGCGGTGCGCTGTTCTACCCGGTTTTCCAGTTCCTGACTCAGGTCGCGTAGTCGCTGTTCCGAGGCTTTCTGCGCGCTAAGGTCGGTCAGCGCCAGTAACAAGCCGAACTTGCTGCCATCTGGATTACTGAGTACCGAAAGAGAGACCTGTGCCCACAGTTCGCTGCCGTCTGCGCGGATGTAGCGGCGTTGATTTGTGCTTTCCCGCACATCGTTGTTCATCAGCAGTTCGTGATCGGCGATTAATGCCGGCAGATCTGCCGGGTGGACGATTTTTTCCACCGGCAGCGTCAGTAACGTTTGCTCGTCGTAGCCGAGCATGTCACAAAACGCGGGATTGACCTTTATCGGCCGTTTATCCGCGGCTACCAGCACCAGACCAATGGCCGCGCTGGAAAACATCTGCTGGTTAATATAATCCGCGTGGTGCAACCTTTCCTGCGCTATCGCTTCGCGTGCCTGCATTTCGGCTTTATGCAACACGGTTTGCACGATGCAGGCCAAATCGCTCAGTTGCTGCAGTTCCTCATCGCTAAAGGTACGAGGCTGGTGATGATACAGGCACAGTGCGCCCAGTGGCGTACCGAGTGAGGAGAGCAGTGGGTAACTGGCGTGAAAACGAATCGGATCCGCGCCAGTGACCAGCGGATTATTCACAAAGCGTGAATCCAACAGGGTATCTGGAACGATCAGCGGTGCGTTGGCGCTGACGGTATGAGCGCAGAAGGAAAACTCGATAGCCGGTTCCTGTCGTGGAAAGTTCTCTTTTGTCAGAAACCACTGGCGTTCGCTGTTAACCAGCGAAATCACCACGCTCTGCACCTGGAAAAAGGTACGGGTGATGCGTGCCAGGCGTGGGAGCTCATCAGCAGGCTGGGTGTCGAAAATATTCAGCATGCGCGCGAGAATGTCTTGCTGTTCTTCGCTACAACGATGGCATGGGGACGTCATGACGAAACCTTATAATACCTGATGATAATGGCTGTCAGCTCTGCGAAGGGCAGAGTGCAGCGGATGTCGCCATCCCACAATTGGCCTGAGCACTTTTCCGCTATGATTCAAGAATAGTTATCGGTAGGGACACACCACAACATGACTTTTTTTAAGGAAATGTGCGGTGTGTCACCCTATCGGGTGCAATCCAGTCCGGTTTATCACCGACAGGTCCGTGGTTTATTGAGCTTGCCGATAGACACATTGACCATGAACATAAGTCGCGCTGATGTTTCGGTCATCACCTTGCATCATCAGGGCGAACAGCCGTGAGTCCAGCGAGGTGGCTTGTTGTTGACGTAGTTGCTGCAGTGGTGTCGCAGCCCAGTTCAGCACCACGAAGTCGGCGTCTTTGCCCGGCAGAAAATTACCCAGTCTGTCATCGAGCGACAGCGCGGTGGCACTCCCCAGCGTGGCCTGATAGAAACCTTCGCGCGCCGAGAGTTTTTCGCCTTGCAACTGCTGCACTTTATAACCGTCGCTGAGGGTTTGCAGTAACGACAGGCTGGTTCCCGCGCCAACATCAGTGCCGATGCCCACACGAACCCCGGCGGCTTTTAACGGATGCAGCCGGAATAAGCCGCTGCCTAAAAACAGATTGGAACTGGGACAAAACGCCACGGCGGACTGACTACGCACCAGCGTGCGAATTTCATCCGAGTGTAGGTGAATGGCATGGGCAAACACTGAGCGGCGTCCGGTTAACCCGTGGTGATGGTAGACATCGAGGTAGTGTTGCTGTTCGGGAAACAGCGACTTGACCCAGGCGATTTCGTCCGTGTTTTCACACAGATGAGTGTGCAAATACACATCCGGATATTCCCGCAGTAACCGGCCTGCCAGCGCCAGTTGTTCCGGGGTGGATGTAGCAGCAAAGCGCGGCGTGACCGCATAGCGCAACCGCCCACGGCGGTGCCATTTTTCAATCAGCGCCTTGCTCTCGTCATAGCTCTGCCGGGCGGTGTCACACAGCTCGTCCGGCGCATGGCGGTCCATCATGACTTTACCGGCAATCAGGCACATGTTTTTGTCTTCGGCGGCGCTAAACAGCGCATCAACCGACTGGGGATGGACGGTCGCAAAGACCAGCGCACTGGTGGTGCCGTGCCGTAACAGCTCCTGAATAAAGAATACCGCTCGTTCCTGGGCGTAATCCTCATCAGCGAACTTGCACTCGGTAGGGAAGGTGTAGGTATTAAGCCAGGACAGCAGTTGCTCACCGTAACAGGCGATCATTTCCGTCTGGGGAAAGTGGATATGGGTGTCGATAAATCCCGGCATCAGTAATTGACCGCGATAATCAATGACCGTCATGGCCTGACGATCAGCCTCGGTAAGGCAGTCATACGGCACGGCGTCCTGAATACGGCCGTTACGCACCACTAACACACCGTCTTCGATAAAGCGCGTGGCGTCGGGGTGGTGCAATGGGTCATCGACAAAGTGTAGCAGACTGGCGCGGTAGGCCAGGGTGGCGTCCATCATGGGTATTCTCCCTGCTGTGGAGCAGGAAAACATGGGCGCATTGCCATGACGCCTTCCTGCTCCCGTGTTGTTCAAAGCGGTGTCAGCGTCTGATTTTTGATGGTGAAAAAGGAAGGTGCACCATCGTCACGGCAGGATTCATCCCTTGCGGCGTTGATGGCCCGGCAGACCGTGAGACATCGTCGCAGCAAGTGACTGAAAATCAGTAAAAGCGGTTTGATACTACGAGCCGATGGCGGTCTGCGTCAATAATACGTTTTGCCAATGGTTGACGAATCGAGTTGGGAAAAACACTTCATGTGTATTCTGATGCATAAAAAAACCCCGCCGGGCGGCGGGGAAAGACGGTCAGAAAAGTAAGGAAACACGGAGGGAGTGAGGAATAACGGGTTACTTGCGCTCGCCGTCAACCGGTTCAGTTTTGCCAGGTACCATGATGGAGCGGGTAATGGCTTCCATCGTCACGAACGTGTGACCGCAGTTGACGTTGGTGCACTGGTGGTAGCGCTCCTTGGTATTTTCAGACAGGTAGCGACTGGAACGGGCATGAGCGGAATGACGGCACAAAGGACAATGCATCATTTTGAAATCACCTTATGTGTACGGGTTAGTTAAACATCTTACACACATACTATGCGATCGAATTCGAATTTGCAAACTTTAAATTCGAAAAGTGATTCATTGTGCGGTGGTGTTATCCACGATGCTGTAGCTAATGTCGTAATCGACGTCCAGCATTGACACTTCCAGCTCAACCGCCGTGGTAAAACCGCTACCGGCGATAGTGTGGGTCAGACGTTTGATAGTCCACTGCCGCTCGTCGATCACCTGCTTGAATCCTTTCAGATTCACCAGTGCGCCAGGCTTCAGATTCTCCATGCCGCGTGCCAGCGAAATCGAGAACGTTACCGTGCCACGCTGGGTTTCTCGCCATTTACTCACCGCGGCCTGCGTAGCTTCGTCCTGGCTGGCGTAGGTGGTTTGTAGCGTTTGCTGGCTGTCGTCTTCCCCGGCCAGATAATCGTCAGTCGACAGATCGGACGGCTGGCTAGCCGATTTGGCGCTGGGGTGTGATGTCGACGCCGTGGTCTGTGTTTTACGCTGACGGCTAATCTTCACAGTATGTGTTTTTGCGTCGCGGCTATCATGCCAGTTGGCGGTGATCGCGGTATTGGCAATGCGATCGGCGATCGTAAAACTGTGGGAGTCGCCGTCGCTGCGTTCAATCAGATACGTCGCGACATTTTTGCCATCTGCCGCCGTACCACTGCCTGCGACAAAGAGTCGCAACGTATCGCTTTTTATCGCTACTGTGCCGCTGTATTTCCTGGCCAGACGACAGAGAAACGACAAATCGGACTCTTTGGATTGGTTTTCGTGCACAATCGCCGTATTAGCCAGCGAGGTATCGATTGACGCCATCAGGCTGTAGCGCTCCGCAATCGTCCGGGCGATATCGCCCAGCGTGGTCGCGTTATAGGAACCATCACGTGGCGTGTTGAGGTCGCCGCGAAAATTAACGCTACGTGCGCTGAGGGTAATTCTGTCCGGTGCCCCGCTGTGACTGACCTGGTCAACCACAAAGGTGCCTTTGTCCTCCAGTGCTTTACCCTTCCAGCCGATTTTAACGCTGACTTTCTCCCCGCGTTTGGGCATCAGCACTTTGCCGTCGCTGTCATCGATATCCAGCGATAGCTGGTCGGATTCAAATCCCAGGACATCGTGCAGTGACAGCGAAATGAGCCGCTGGCTAAGATTGCGGGTCGTTTGGGGGTTACCGGATGCATCCGTCAGTGTTATCTGATAGTCCGGCGCAAGCTGGTCTGCAATACCAATGCGGTTATTTACTATCACGAGAAGACACCTCCGATGGCGGCTTTGGCGGACGCGATGGCCGGTGTAATCTGCTGGTTGTACAAATCGGTAGCCTGTTGGCTCAGGTCACCAAACATCGCTATCAGCGATTCATCGACACGCGTCAGGTTAATCGTGAATTCGATACGCTTGGCGCTGCCGTCGGAGAAGAATTCCGTATTGGTGTGCTGCAAACTTTCAACGACATACATGCCGTAAATAGTGCCGCTACCCTCGATCAGCGGCCAGGCACGGCCTGTCCCGGCCATCAGTTCCAGTGCCGACAACGAGAGTTTGCTGAACTTGCCGTTAATTTCAGGGCACAGCACGCCATTAAGACTAATGGTTTCGTTACCTTGCCCCAAAAACTGTTGCGCAGGACGCAGGCCGATACGGCCGTTGCTAGCCCAGCGATAATTAACATTACGACTGAGGGTACTGTACGGCAGTGTTTGCAATTGAAATACAAATAAACCCAGTGCAAGCATCATCATATTATCCTCATGAAATAAGGTTAGAGGTCATCGAGTTGTAGGAATAGGCGCTGCTATTCGGGCTGTATTTTCTCAGTGCCTCTTCGATGTATTGCTTAATCACGTCGAGGTTACTGTTTTCGGGTACGGTAATGGTGATGTTATTGACCACGCGCTGGTCGAAATAACGTTGTGATGAATTCGGTGAGAGGGCGTTGTAATGGCCGTTCGTCATGTCGGACTGCAAACTGGCGTGGTTTTCCACGTTGCTTTGGTTCATCAGACCCGGCTGGTTGAGCAATTGCATCGCAGACCCTGACAGCGCCTGCAGATTATCCAGCCCGCCCTGAAACGCTGAACCGCCATCACTGTCGTCCAGATCCGCATTGCTTAAGGCGGATATCATCATGCTGGTTTCTTCCGTACCGACGAATGACTCTTGGGCGGTACCGAAGAGGGCACTCAGCCCTTCAGCGCCAGTCTGCGATGTTGCACCCGTGCCAATCTGTGGCAGTAGGTTGGTCGGCAGATTGAGGCTTTGCTGTGCGTTCAGCAATGATGAGACGTTGCCCGGCAAAGAGGCGGAAGCCAGTCTGGCAGAGGGCACCAGACCGGCGATATGTTGTTGTGCCTGCATGGCAGCAGCGGCAGATAAATAGATGCTGTTGACACCGTCACTGGCCTGGGCAATAAGCGATTGCGTCACGCCAGCACCCGGGTTTTGACCTGAGCGAGAGAGGCCACTATTGCCGGCTTGTGATAAGTGATGGGCATTTTTCAATGCCGCATACGTTGGGTTCAGCGCCGCGGTGATGGTATCAAACCGCCTGGCGAGATTACCCAGCATCCCCAGTTGTGCGGCGGCAGAAGTCCTGCCGCCTTTTTTTCCGCTGCTTTTCTGCGCGCTGGCAACGGTTGATGTACCGCTGTTGGCGAGCTGACCGGCTTTGCTCAAGAAATCCAGCAATACGCTGTTGATTTTATTCAGATACACATTGTCTCGCAGCGGCGAGAAAATGCTGTTGTCCGGAGCACTTTTGCGCGGTATTGCCGCAGACCCCGAACCTGGGGAAGTTGATGGCTTAGGCATAGTCTTGTCCACTTCGTTGTAGCGCCCGGCCACGCCAGTTAATCAACTCTGCCAGGCTCATGGGGAAAAGTTCTGATGGCGGCCAGTGGAACACCACCGCAATATCCGCCATCAGGTCGTCAACCGTGAGGCTCGGTGGGGGCGTTAGCGAACCGAGCCCGGTGATAAAAAACTGATCACCTTACCGGCGAATTCGAGCAGATCAGGCAGTTCCAGTCCCATCACGTCCGCCTCGGTCAAGGCCGGGTAGGTGATGCGAGGCAGCAATTTGATCAGCGCTTCCACATCGGCGCTCGCCAGTGCCGCCAGCCCGATGCCACGCAACGTACCTGCCGTTGGCGTGAGCAGCGTAATCGCGTCGATCTGTGTATCGCCGCGTTTAATCGGGGCGTTCAGGGTAATCACGTGGTGTTGTACAGTGTTTTCAGCCGTCATAATAAAGACTCCCGTTTTATCAATAAGAATGGCCAGCCGTAGCTGGCCATGAAGCGGTCATTACAGACCGATATTGCGGCGGTGCTGTTCCAGACGGTCAACGCCGTTAACTTTTTCGATCATGTTGATGGTGTCGATTTCAATCATGTCGACGCCGTCAATGATCAGTTTGTAGTAGGTACACTGGGTGGAAACACGAACATCGGTTTCTTCACCTTGCTTGGATTCGCCACTGTCAATCGACTTGTGGCGGCCGCGCAGGACGATTTCAACAGCGGTGATGTCACCGGTGTCGTCACGCTGGTAAGAACCGGCGAAACGCAGCGGAACGGCATCGGCACCCGGCAGGGAGTACTGGCTCCAGAAGGCGCTGTCCGGCAGACCGCCCATGTTCCATTCCATCACCAGGGCGTCGTTGTCCAGACCGAAATCCACCGGCGCGGAACCTTGCATACCGCCGCCACGGTAGTTTTCCAGTTTGCGGGTCAGTTTCGGCAGGGTGACGGAATGCACCTGGCCCATGTAGCTCATACCGTCGTTGAACAGGTTGAGATATTTAAGTTTACGTGGCAGTGCCATGAGTCTGTCGCTCCTTAGCTGTTAACAGATGCGGCCAGGTTCACCAGATACTTGTCGGTGATACGCTGACGCAACGTGAGGTTTTCCAGTGGCGGCACCGGGGTGTACTCGTAGTCGATGTACAGCTTGCCTGCCTTCAGCGTTTCCTTGTCGTTGGCGCTTTCATCGAACCAGCAATCGGCGTCGATAATGTAGCCATTGGATTTCAGCTCGCGGAATTTAGCCTTGATACCTTCGATGATGTCGCGGATCAGGGTGGCAGTTACCGGTTTGTCGACCGCCCACATGTGCGCTTCGGCCATGGTGTCGGCCAGTACCTGCGCCGTGCGGGTGTAGTTTTCAAACAGGAAAAGCGGATCGTCGGAGCAGGTGCGGTTACCCCAGAAGCGGAAACCGTCCTTGCGTACCAGCGTGGTGACGCCAGCCTGGTTTAACAGGTCGGCATCGCTACCGATGGTCTGCAGGTCCCAGTACACGCTGGCGGAGATGCCGGTAACGCCGTTAACGCCGACGTTAGACAGGGTTTTATGCCAGCCAGTTTCCTGGTCGATTTTGGCACGCAGGCCCAGTGCACGCGCGGTGGCGTAAGCCGTTGCGCTGGCGTTAGCTGTGGTGTCCCAGGCAACGAAGTCCGGCCAAATCACCATCAGTTCGCGCTGGCTAAAGTTGCCGCGGTATTTGATGGCGTCAGACAGGGTTTTGCAGCCATAAGCGCTCACGTAACCGAAGGCGCGCAGTGACTGGCAGATAGCCGCCAGTGCGGTAGCGACAGGCTGGGAATCCAGCCCCGGAACGCCGAGGATACGCGGTTTCACGCCAGTCACGGCCTGCGCGTCCAGCAGGGCTTTCATGCCGGTGTATTTACCGTTGGCATCGGCACCGCCGATGATGTTGGATACCGTTTCAGCCTCGTTGGCGCCTTCCGCTACGCGAACGACTACCGTAACCGGTTTGGTCTGGTCGCCGATGGCCTGCAACGCAGCAGCCAGGGTACCGGTTTTACCGGCTTTGCCTGCGGCGGTCAGTACATCGGTAATCAGTACCGGTGTATTCAGTGGGAAAGTGGCGGCGTCAGCATCCGGTCCAGTACAGACCATACCGACGATCGCGGTTGATACAGTTGAAATGACGCGGGTACCGTCGTTGATTTCGACGACCTGCGTACCGTGATGAAAATCACTCATCAAGAATGTCTCCTGTTGTGGGGTGCGAGTAATAGTGCCTTGCTGGAAAAAAGAAGGCATCCGAATGGGGTTTGGTATCGGATGGCACAACAGGGGAATAAGTGGGGTGTTTTAATTCTTATTAAAAACATATAGTTGAATGAAAATAAAAAAGATGCCGTTGGGATGACAACGGCATCTTTGGAAAGGACACACCTCAGCAGAGGGCGTCAGTGTGAACGCGGAATCAGGCTGGCATGGTTGGCCAGTCAATAGCGGGAGCGGCAGACAGGTCCACTCGGTTTAACAAGACCAGATAGGTTTTCCAGTCTTTCAACGCCTGAACTTCCTGTTCGCTCGCCATGTTCAGCTCAACCGCGTACTGCAGTACGGTCAGGCGTTTTTCTGCCTGCGCCAGGTAACTCGCCTGCTGCTGTTGCGCGGCAGTGAACTGAGCGGCCTGTTTT